GGGCCCTCCATTCCCATGCCGCCCTGAGAGGGCTACGTGGGATCTGGGATTCTTTCCCGAATCTCAGAGGCTATGTCTTCAGGTACGGTGACCCTACTCTCGCGAGAGAGCAGGGCCCAGCGGATGAGCGCGGAGCACCCCCATCGCCTCGTAAGAGGACGACAGGAGGCCACTCCCAGCCGCCGGAACACCGCACCTTTTCTTGTTCTATCTGGTCTACCCGCAACTCTCTTCCGCTTAAACTTGTCTCCCTCGAGGAGCCTCACCTCATCTTCGATGAGGCAGGACTTGAAGGACAACAAGGACTCAAGCGGCACGTGTGTGTCTCCCCCGGCCTGGAACCACTGCTCGGTTGCCCGAACAGCCTTCCAGTACGAACCGGGGCGCACGACGCGACAGAGAGGTCGCGGGTAGAGGCCCACCTCTCGGAACGGCTTCTTGCCGATGAGGTCCGCGGCGATGACGGCACTCGGGCCTCTGGAAACCAGAGCACCGAGGCGTCGCCGGACGCTAACCCCAACGGCGAGACCGCGTCCCGTGTATCCGAGGCCACCCACCTGCACCGGAAGATGCAGGCGGGGATCCTTCACGATCCACGGGAAGCGGCTCTTCATGACCCTCTCCATCCGGCGCAACCAGAGGTTCTCGAGCCTTTGGTCCGCCTCCACCGGCGCCCGAAGGGCCGGCGGAGGGATGGAGGGGGGATAAAAGAGAGATATTCCATCCTCGTTCCACTCCCTTGGGAGGGCGAAGATCTCGCAGGCGGTCCACGAGTGGTCCGCCTTGAAGGTCTTCTCCCTGTTGAGCGACGCACCCACGGACGACACACGCGAGGCGTACAAGTCGAGCTCCAAGGAGCCCGGCCTGTAGCGACCGACCGCGTCGTCGCCGTGGGTGATCGCCCGACCAAACGCACTGGTAGCCCAGGCGTTCACCCAAGAGAGCACAACGAAGCTGAGAGGTGTGCCCATCGGACTCCCTCTGAGGAACGACCCTTCACCGATCTCGTCACCGAGATCGGGGAAGCTCCAGGTCGCTCCTCTCTCCAGCCCGAGGGACCGCAGCGACATGGTCAGATCCGCAGGACGGATGAGACCACGCGCTGCGAGCCCTTCGATGACCACCCGGACTGCCGCGTGGGAGAGACCGTCCGTGGCCTTGGACAAGTCCAAGGACGCGAACCGTCTCCCCGCACGGTAGTGCATCCCGCCGGGAACCTTACGGGACTCGCCGTCGATACGCCAGTGGCCAGGAGCCAACCAGCGCAGCGACGAACGAGTCCAGCTTCCTTCGACAAAGGTCAAGCAGTCGGGGACACCAACCACCCGAACCTTGTATCCGGGAGCCCTGAGCGCGGTTGCCTTCATGCCAAAAGGTTTCCCCTGAGACCTGAGGTACAGCAACCCTGCGCAGCGATAAGATTCCCTGAGGTCTGCAGCAACTCCGGCACACGGCCGCAGGACCACCGATGCCTTCCTGAGACAGAAGGCACCGAGAGAGTCCCCAGCGTAAGCGTGGAAGGAGGACTGGGTCGCCCCAGCCTCCTCACACATGTGCCCGAGATGCTCCAGGTAGCCATCGATCCCACCTCGAGTGGCAGGCCACTCGAGACAGGACGAGCTGGAGGAGGGAAGCCGCCTTGGATGACGGAGGACTCCGTTACCACTCACGCCGGGCGTGAGGGCGACGAAGCTCCGAAGAGAACCCAGGGCGGCAGCCGATGTGGGAAACTCTGTGCTCGCCATCAACCTGGCTGCTTGAAGGTGCCTGACGCACTCCCTTACGGGAGGCTCAGGCAACGACCTCGAGAGCCGAGTGAAGGCGAAACCATCCTCGGGCCGGCGCACTGCCAGGCGGCAGAACGTGTCGACGACATCCTTCCGGATGTTGCACGGCACGTTCTTCCACCTCTTGGAGTGCAGGGCCGACCCGCGGACGTTGTGACAAAGCACCTTCAGCTCCTTGATGGTAAAGGCCATCCCCCGAGAGGGGACAGTCTTAACCACCCAAGAGTGAAGGTGCCAAGCCACGCGCAGAGAATCCCAGCCAGACAGAACAAGACCGCTCCAACAGGTTGTCCAGACCTGTTGGAGTGGAGACATATCGCCTCCGCGGTGCCGGTGGGCACGTGCTCCCTTACGGGAGGGCGTGCCCGACTGCTCCGTCGGAAGGCTCTTTACAAGTAGCGTGAGCCGCTTGTAGGTGTTCCTTTCGAG